GTGGACCTTGACCTCGTGACGTATGTCGCGGACGAACTAGATTACCTTTCCAAGGAATGGGAGCAAAATACTAGCGAAGCTTCTCTGAGGCGCGCCAGCACGAGTCTTCGTTCGCTGTTCGTTGAGAACAAGCTAAACCTTGCCGCAAGGGTAGTTGACCTCGACGTCCGAATTATGGCGTATGAGGATTTGGGAGCCGTCCTCGCACCGACCGATCACGTCTTCTGGCAAGCTGGAGGGGCCAAGCAGAACGGCTTGCAAGTGTCCTCCATGTCCTTAATGAATCGCGCAATGACCAATCTGGAAATTGAGCAGCTCGCTTACTTGATAGGACAGAAACGGACCAAGAGCATCCCCGTAAAGCTTGGACCTTTCCTCCGTCACACAAGTTTCATCATCGATGGCAAACGAATCTTCCATGAGGAAGTCATCAAATATGTCGCGAACAAACTTGGTGGCGCACACTACGACCCGAAACGTAAAGCCGGAGATCCTCTAGAGGAAAAATTCGAATTGCTCGATCGTTTACGGAAAGGCGGCTGGCAGTATGCAGACAAAAATGCGATCTATTTTGAGCTACTGAGCATAGGACAAATGCTAATAAATAGCCGAGATATACAGCGTCTACGTAAGAAACTTCGACAAGTTTCAACATAGTCGTAAGCTTGGGAAGCCGTATATAGAATCGCTCAACCATGCGGTTTGCTGACCTATTGCTGCTCCACAAAAACCGCTGAGAAGGCCGCCTAGAACGTAGCATTCATGCGGTGCCGAATCGCTTTGTGGAGCGTTTCTAGCCCCCTGCCCCGACCATCACTGACCACTCCTGCACGTACGCCGGCCCAGCATCGCCCTGCGGCCTTTCCTCGCCGTACAGCAGCATGCCGTGGCCATGCATCGTGATCAGGCGTGCGTGGTAGAGGTCCGGCAGCAGCGACGCGCCCACCTGGCTATCCGCGTTGGTGACACTGGCCATGATCACACCGGCCATGCCATAGACGCGCACCTCGCCCTGGACGAAGTCCGACCGGCCGATATCGAGGTCCGAGAGGCGCTTGCCCGCGTTGCGCAGGCGTTTCACTTTTCCGAACATGCGCCGAGTGTAGCATTTAGTCGATTTTCCAATTCCGGACAGCCTAAGCATGCTACTGTACTTACATGCGCATCAGAACCGATAGTTTGACCGCCCTTCATGTAGACATGGCAATTAGACTTGCGGACTCGTCAGGCATTGCTGCCGGCGCCGCGGAGCTGTTCCGGTTGGGCATGCCGATCGTAGACGCTCGCCGGATACTCCTTCGGGTCGGTCAACGGCGGCGAGATTACGGGGATCAGAAGAGTTCACCTTCCGGCCAGCTTCAGACTGCCTAGGCGACTGCCATATCGACCGAATCAAGCTCGCCGACACCGACAAGGACAATGTGGACTGTTGAGCTAGATCAAACCCGAGCGCTGGCGGCCTGCCATTCTTGCTGAATGAACAATCGAACTGACCGCCTGACCGCCGTATATATTGATCTCGCGCTAAACTTGGTCGAGTCGCACGGCGTCGCTGCGGGCGCCCGCGCGCTGTTTGATCTGGGGCTGCCGCTCGAGCTGGCCCGGCGGGTGCTGCTCCAACCCGGCCAGCGTCGCGACTATTTCGCGTTCACCGCCCGGCAGGCTTCGAACCGCTCGACTACGCACCGTAGTTCCGCAAAAGTCGCTGAGGGTGCGTGGCGTCGCCGAGAATCTCTGCAGTATCCTCAGGCACCAGGTCTGGTCCTTATTCGTAAACTGTAGTTCCGGCAGTTGCGGTTAGTCCACCTGAGGATTCGAATTGCTGATGCCAGCTATCGGCTCTACCAGTGTCGTAAAAATTTACATTACGAAACTATCAAAACTACAACCTTTTGATTATTAAAGAATAGTTTTTATGGCACAAAGTTTGCTTGTTATTAAAGGTCAAACTCTATTGGATCCCAAATGAAGACTGCGCGTCAATATGGAACGCTTCTTAAAGCATTCTCTTTCTCAGCTGCATTAGTTGCAACAAGCGCAAACGCGGCTCCTACCTACATTTATGAAAGTGGAGCATTAACGGGAGTCAAAGGTATTATTGTTAACAGTACGAGCTACAACGTTGACTTCCTTGCAGGCCCTTGCAGCTTCGCAGTGCGATGCGACAACGTTGGTTTTCGCTTCAAAAATTATGAGTCAGCATGGGCAGCTACTGAGGCTCTTGCGAACCAGGTTTTTTACGGTTCTGAGTTCAACCCACTAATTCCAGGGTGTGACTTCGGCGGAGACTGTTGGTTCTTTACCCCTTATCTGCTGGAAGACGACATGGTAAAAGCGATAGCATTTCACAATGCTGTTGAAATGCCCGACCGCATTGAATCGATCTCTGGTCTTGGTATAAATGACACATATTCAAATATGACGTTTGTGCGATGGTATACGGACGATCGTACGAATACCCGCATTCCTGAACCGGGATCGATTGCCCTAATTGGTTTAGCCATGGCCGGCTTGGGTTTCTCACGTCGCCGGAAGTCGTAAGCAATACCGGCCGCTGCAGCGGCCAGCATCTCAGCAGGCACTTCGACCTGGCTCAAGCCTAGTAGTCGGGTGCCTGTTATTCTTTCTGAATGCATAAAAGAACTGACCGCCTGACCGCCTTCCATGTCGACCTGGCCGTGAATATGGCCGGATCGCACGGTGTCCCTGCCGGCGCGGCAGAGCTATTCCGGCTGGGCATCCCGCTCGAGCTCGCTCGCCGGGTACTTTTACATCCCAAGCAGCGCCGCACATATGCTGAGGCAAGAGCGTTGTCGCTACCGGTCAAACTTCTTGTCGACCGCTTTTCCATCCGCTAGTATTTCCTCCATTCAAACCGCGGGCTACTTCATGAAGAATAACGTTGCCACCTTCGCTGGAATGGCCGGGGCACTCCTACTCAGCGGGCACACGAACGCCGGCCTGTTCACCAAAGACGTTCCGAAGGACATAATCGCCAACCGCTCGACGGCGAGCTTGACCGTGACAGTCGACAAGCCAGTCGACGAGGTCATGGGTAAGCTACGCAGCATCGCAACGCAGTGCGGCGGCGACCACAGACGGGATGAGGCGGCCGATGGCGATGGTCAGCTTATCGTAACGTGGCTGTCGGGCGACACCGTGGCCTACATCCAGCGCCTGCGCCCTGTGCAATCTGGTACCGAGATGGTCATCTACATGAATTCGAACGTTAGCCGCCAGCAGCGCGGCTGGCCGAAGGTCATCGACGAATGGTTCAAGCAGGGGACAGGACGCTGCATCCCAGAGATCATGCGTGACGCGTAAGCTACGGGCGGGTCGCATCAGTTTTCGTTTGCCGCCCTGCAGGCTTCAAACCTCTCGACGACACGGTCATAGTTCCGCATGATTCGTCCAATGTCCGCGGCGTCGCCGAGAATCTCTGCAGCAGCCTCCGGCACAATTGCCGATCCTTCTCCGTCAACTGCAGGTCCGGCGGCAGCGGGTCGATCACCGGCCTCGGCGCCGGCTGGTACTGGCCTTGCGGGGCAGCGCAGGCTGTCAACGCCAGCACGCACGCGGCGCTGAGCAGCTTCGAGGTTCGTTGCATATTCCTGTTCCTTTCGATGGGCATCGGTGTCCCTGGCGTGCAGCTGCGCGCGCAGGGCCGTTTCGGTTTCGCGGGCCAGAGCCGCGTCGCGGTCACGCTGTTCCTTGCCGGCTGCCACGGCGGCATCCCAGCCGGCCTGGTATCGCGCCGCGCTGTAGTGGCGAACGCCGAGCCACGCGCCAATCACCAACAGCACCACGGCCAGGACGGTGCACAGAAGGCGGTGGAGCGCGGTCATGCCAGCCCCCGCAGGCACAGTTCGCGCTCAGCCTGGCGTCGACGCGTCAGGCCGCGCACCTGCCGACCATCCACCTTGTCCCATATCAGCAGGGCATCGCACGCGCCGCGCATGTCGCCAGCCCGGGCCCGGCGTGCCATGCTGGATCCGCAGAAGGCCGAGACGCCGATGTTGTAGGCGGCATCGACAAAGGCCACGCGCTGGCCATCCGTCAGCCGGTCCATCGGGATGCATCTGGCGATGCCGGCCGCGTGCCGCTCAAGGTCGCGGTCGAGCTGCGCGCGGCACTGCTCCGGCGTGTAGGTCCGGCCCCAGGCCGCGTTCTCGGTGGCGCCGGTGCAGTAGGTAAGTACGCCGCCCAAGTCGCGGTAGGTGGTCAGCCTCGTGCCTTCCCAGGTGGGCGTGAAGGCGAGGAGAGCGGCTGTTGCGACGGCGCCGACGATACCGGCCAGCCCAGCGGCGCGCCGGTTCATTTACCGATCCCCAGCCGGGCGTCGGTTTCAGCCTGCTCGCGCCGATCCCTGCGGTATGTATAGATCGCGTTGATGGCGAATGTCAGCAGGGCGGTGATGATGCCGACGATGACGCCGATCTCGGTCAGCGTCAGGGATGCGCCGATGGCGGTAGCTCCGCCGGCATAGCTGCCCAGCTCGGGCGCGCTCATTTTGCTCATTGATTGTTCTTTCATAGTCGTTTGTGTTCCCCGAAGCCAACAGTTTCAGGGTGTTGCTGTCTCATTTCTCGGAAAGCTGAGACTGTTTCAGGAAAGAAAAAGCCCGCTGTTGCGGGCTGGATGGGGGAGCGTGGAGCGGACCTACACCGGTTTGACGCGGACGTTTGCACGACCATCGGGCAGCAGGTTCTGCACGACGCCGACGGCGCGGCGGTACTGCGCGAACGTGATCGCATCGTCGTCCACCAGCTGCGCACCGATGCCGTCACCGTCCTGCACCGGCACCACGTACTGGCCCGGTACTGCGCTCAGCACGTTCACCGGCACCTGGCCGCAATAGGCGATGCGGTCTACGCGCTGGCGGGCCTGCTCGAGCAGCGCTTCGAAGTCGGCCATCTCTGCCTGGTAGCCTGGCATGATGATGGTGTCGAAGGTGGCGCGCGCGGCGTCGACCAGTTGCGCGTGCCCGGCCTGGTCGGCCTCGTAGGCGAGCACCGCTGCCTCGTCGGCATCCTCGCCCGGGTGAGCAGCACCGACATACTCTGGCGGGACGAAGACGGGCTCGACCGGGCGCGCGCGGCCCAGCGCTTCCTCGCTGCCCCAGGCGTCGCCGCCCACATAGGACGGGTCCGTGCTCTTGATGAGGAACGACACGGCATCGGCCCAGGTATCCACCAGCAGACCGTCCGCATCCACGCCGACAATCTGGCCCTTGGCCAGCGTGCCGCAGCCTGGCGCCTTGGTCATATACTCGGCATAGTCGGCACCTGCCGCGTTGAGGGTGCCGGCGGCATTGATCGAGCGCCCGGTCGTGGTGTTCTTGTAGAGAAGAATCGCAGTTCCGGCGGTGTTGACTCCAACCCCCTGCGCCCCGTAAAAATAGGAGCCGCCGGTATTGTTGTCAATTGCCGCGATCATGCCGCCCTCGGCAACAGGTTTCCGCAGCGTGTGACATGCTCCGTTCGGGACGCCCACCAGCAGATTGCTGCTGGCATCCAGCGTCATGCCGGTAGTGCCACCTGCAGAACTGCCCACGCCCCAGGCATGAGAAGCTGCGTTATATCGCACGCCCTGGTATGCAGCGAAGCCAGCACTGGTTGAGCTGAAGATGTTCGTTAACGAGGCGGGGCTTAGCGTCAGCCGGCCAGCACCGTTGTCGGTGAAAATTTCGTTTTTGAGGCCAAGCGAATCGGCGTCCAACTTAGTTTGCGGCATTGCTTACCCCCATGATGCAGATGTTGTTGTTAACCAGCGGCGCGTCGACGAATGTCGCCGTCCAGACGCTGCTGAAGCTGGTTGTGTAGTCGTGGCCCGCGCCGGGCCGCATGAGCAGGCCCTGCTTATACACGGCGTGGATGAGGAAGCCTGCAGGCAGGCTGAACACCTTGGTAGTGCCGTCGCCGGTGAACCAGTGCGCCACCGGCGCGGCAGCCCCGCCGCCACTGCCCTTCAGGGCTTGTACCTCGGTGTCCAGCTCGTTCATCATCGCGATGGCTTGGACCGGGGGCATCCCGTATGTGAAGCGATCTGCCATTAGACTTCCTTGAATTTGAGGTTGGTAGCGTAGTGCTGGAAATGCGGCGTGCTCATGGTCGCCGGCTCATCCAGGCGGCAGTACAGCTGGTGCGCCTGCTCCAGCCTGGCGTCGGCACCGTTCGGATACAGGCTGAACAGCATCGGCCTGGCCAGCCCGTTGCGGTTGACGATGTCCCAGAAGGCAGCGCGGTCATGCGCCGGCATCAGCGACAGGTCAATGCTTTGCACCCGGCGGCGCGTGCCGATGTCGGGCATCAGGTCGCCTGCTGCCGTTTCCACCAGCGTGGTGCCGTCGGCCATGGTGAGCGGCGCACCATAACTGGCGTTGTACTGCGGCTCCCAGTAGGCGCCGCAGACCAGGCGCGCGGCCTCGATGTAGCCGGCCGGGTTCGTCGGGTCGCTGATGTCGATGACCAGCTTCCGGACGGCGCCCGGCACCGGGGTCCACACGCGGCCGTAGACCCCGCCGCCGTACGCGAAGGCGTTGCTGCCGAGCGGTGCGGCGCCCCAGCCCCACAGTCCAAGCACGGGGCCCGGGCAGGCGTCTACGGCACCAGTGTCGAACAGCGGCACGGCATCGCCGACGGCGCTGTAGCCGCGCACACGCATTGTCGCCAGCGGCGTCAGGTTGCAGAACGGCAGGACCACTCCGCCGATGGTCTCCATCGCCGACCAGGTCGCAGTGAGCGTCGCGGTGGTGCCGGTGCTGCGCCACACGTGCGTCTTGATGTCGGTGAGCAGGTTCGCCACCGCCATGTCGGCGCTGGCCTGGCTCGATGCCGTCAGGACGGCGCGGTCGACCGCGTTGTCGGAGATGATGCGAAGGTTGGGCATCAGGTTCAGCCTCCAAGGTAGATGCAGGGAATGGTTGCGACTTCGTCTGGCGCCAGGTCGATGACGCCGCCCGCGGCCACGCGCGCCTTCGCCACGGTGTAGCCGCGCACCAGGTCGTCGTTCTGCCGCATGCCCACGCCCGGGATGCTCGAGGTCACCAGCAGGTCGTCGGGACCGATTGGGCCGCCTTCGCCGCAGACCTTGATCTGCCCCTCTCCCACCGAGTTGACGGCGACCAGCGTGTGCGTGTCGGCCAGCTCGTAGTAGGAGCCGCACATCAGATCCATCTCTGGCGTGCGAGCGTCCACCATTGCCGCCGGCGCGTGATCGGCCAGCGGCCCGACGATTGCCGCCACGGGGCCGCGCACGCCGCGCTGGTAGGGCTGCGAGGAGCGCTCCATCGTGAACAGCGTGTTGCTGTAGCCGCGCTCGGCCACGCACTCCACGTCGACGACCAGGTCGCCCAGCTGCACATCGGCATCGTTCGGTACCAACCCATCGTGGGCGCCCGTAAACGGACCGTAGTTTGTACCGGTTCCGTCTGCGTAGAAGTCATACGAATTCCCGCCGCCGATGTAGCCCGAAGATCCTTTATTGAAGTTTTTGCCGTAGATGGCATGCGACGTGCCAGATGAGTTAGCAGCGGCGATGGTACCTTCCAACGCATTGGCGCCAGCAACGTACCCGACGCACCTGGCGGCAGCGCCAGAAAAGAAAGTATTGTCAAAGCGACCGATGCCGCAGAACAGGTTGTCTGCATAAACGACCCCAGCATCAGTAATCTCAAAGGCCCTTTGGCTGGCACTGTGCCCAGTACCAAATTTGACCATGACGCCATCAAGGGTTCCGAACCGGATTTTGTCGGCAGACAGAGTGCCGTCCACCAGCATGTTCCCGTTGACGTAAGCGGCCATCGTCAGCCAGCCGTCGTAGGTATCGAAGAAGCGCTCCTCCGATGTCACGCCATTGTGCAGCGTCATGCGGTCGCGGTCGATGGGCTGGTAGCCGGTGGCTGCCGTGAAGATGCTGTTCGCCGTGCTGGTGGCCATGGCGGTGCCGTTGCTGTTCTTGTATCCGGCATAGCCGCTCACCGCAACAGCGATCGTGCCGCGCCGGCCAGTCGCGCCTGCTGATCCCTGCGGCCCCTGTGGACCTTGCGGCCCCTGCGGTCCTTGGGGGCCTTGCGCCCCTTGCGAGCCGGTCTTGGACTTCGACAGCGAGAACAGCTTCTGGATCGAGGAATAGCCGATACGTGACGCCGTGATCGTGATGACCGCGCTGTCGACCCCGGGGGCAATGCTCTGCACGGTCAGCGTGCGTCCGGACAGCGTGTACTGGACGCCAGTTCCGCTCGACGCTGGCGATGCCGAATAGGACCACGATGCAGATAGGTCGTTGATGCCTTCGTACACGGTCATCTCGGTCGAAGCCCCGACCAGCGACAGGACGTTACCGGCGGTATCCGCCGGAACCGTGTGCGCCTCGTTCGACAGCAGGAAGTTGATCGCGGACCTGCCGTCCAGCCCTTCACGCAGCTTGGCGATGGTGACCTCGTCGAAGAGGCCATCCTGCTCCACGCGCACGCGCACGGTATCGGTGCTCATGTTGGCGAAGTTCAGCACCTTCTGCCACGCGTCCGCGCCGGCGGACAAGGTGGCGGTCCCCGCCGGGATCGTCCAATTCGGCGTGCCGGTCAGCCCGTTCGCGGTCGCCGTCAGCGTGATGCTGCTGGGTGAAGCGACGTTAGACTTGTTGACCTGGAACACCTGCGAGCTAGCAGCCAGAACGAGACCCTTGAATGCGCCGTCAGCCACGCGCGCGATCGTCTGTTTCGCGGTGTAGGGGATGCCGTCCCTGGTGATCGAGGCCGTCACCTCGACGGTCTGCCCAGCTACGCTCGCGGCGGCCAGCGTGGCAGTGTTGCCGCTCACGGTCAGGGGCGCGGCCGGCGACGTGGTGAAGGTCACGCTGCCGGTCATGTTCAGCAGCGTCGCCACCATGGTGATCGTCGCCGGCGACGGTGAGCCGGACGACGGCACCTTGATCAGGTTGGACGACGCGGCCAGCAGCAGGGCGCGGTCGGTGGCCGGCGTGGTGCGCTGGCCAGCGGCCTGCAACAGCACGTCGCGGTCATTCAAAATTTCGCTCATACGATGAATTCCACTTTCACACGGCGGGTAAGCCAGTCGGGAGCCAGGGCGACGACCTGGCCGGACACGCCAGACTCCATGCCGAAGCGCGGGCTGTAGACGGTGATGGCCTGGCCCAGTTCGAGCTGGAGCAGTTCGGGCATGCCTTCGAACTCATAGACGGTGCGCGGCGTTTTCCAGAGATTCAGCCGGCGCTGCGCCTCGGCCTCAGCATCGACCTTACGCAGCAGCATGGTGTCCTGCTGCACCGGTTCCCCACTCAGGCGGTAGGCGCTCTGCACCGCGGCGTCGCTCTTCGTCACGCTCAGCCACTCGGTGGCGCACAGGTCGCGGTGCTGCTCCGGGATGTTCGTCACCAGCCCTTCCTGCACCGTCCAGTTGCGGCAGTAGCCGAGCTTCACGGCGCCCACGACATCGGGGCGGCTGACCGGCTGCAGGGTGCGGTCCACCATGTGCTCAGGGCGGACGACAAACGGCACGCCCGCCGGCGGCAGCGCGATCTTCAGCAGGCGCAGTTTGCCCAAGCGCGACATCGAGAGCTGGGCGCCCACACTACCGGCGAGTTGGCGGCATGCCTCCAGCACGTTCAGGCGCTCGGCTGCGTGATTGCCCAGCGGCTGCGGATGGGCAGCACCGAAGGCGGCCAGGTTCGCAGCGTCCAGGTCGTTGGCGGTGAAGCGGTCGCTGGCCTTGCCGTAGCCGGTCACCAGGCGCTGCACCAGCGGCACGACGGTGTTGGCGTACGTGCCGGCCTTGTCGCCCTGCACAGAAGCGGTGACGGCGCCGGCCGACTGATAGCCGAGCGTGAAGGTGCCGGCTGCCAGGTTGGCGGTGGCGGCCACCGGCACGCCGTTGTCGCGCACCTCGATCAGGCGCTCGATCTGGCCGCCGTGGACCTGGTACGTGAGCGTGGCCGGGTCGACCAGCAGCGGCGTGACGTTGTGACACTCGCCCAGCGTCACCGGTACCAGCTCGCCCGCGTTCGGTGTCGAGCCGCCCAGCTGCTGCTCGCTGACCGGCGCGTTCAGGCGCTGCAGCTTGTCGCGCAGGCGCAGGGCCAGTGCCCCACGGCCGCGCGGTGCGATGTCGGCCACTATGCCGTCGAAGATCAGACGGAAGTCGCCCCTGGCCCAGCGCACGTCGCCGACGAATGCCTTGATCGGGCGGTTCGTCCAGACGTAGCCCAGCCAGGCATCGCGCTCCCCGCTGGTGTTGTCGATCTCGATGTCGCCAGCGGACAGCATGCCGTCACCGTCCAGCGACATCCGCTCGGTGAAGAGCGTGCCGACGCGGGCGATGGGGCGGTAGTGCGTGTTCGGCGGCGTGTCGCCCGGCCCGGTGTTGAAGCCTTTGGTGGCCAGGCGCACGGTGGTTTCCACGCCGCCGATAAGCGCCGTCGCCTCGATCAGCACGACGCCGATCGCAGCGGGGTCCTTCAGCCAGGCCAGGAAAGATTCCTCTGTCATACAGGTGCTACCCTCGCTGGTTCACGCTGCCCAACAGCCCGCACCGCTTCGGTGAGAGCCTGGGTCAGCTTGTTGGTGGAACGATCACTGATCGCGGCCTCTGCCTGGATCTGGTCGCCGGTCTGCTTGCGCAGGTCGTCGCGTAGCCCTTTCAGCTCCGCACGCATCGATCCGTTTTCCTCACGCAGGCTCTTGATCTCGGCGACCAGGGCGGTCGAAGCTCCGGTGCCGTAGTCCTGCGCCCGGATCGGCGCCTGTTGCATCAGGTACTCGTCGCTGCGCTTGAATGCCTCGGTGATGTCGCGGATCGAGATGCCGGCCTGCAGCTGCTTGGTCCAGAACTCCATGCCAGCAGGATCGGCCTGGCGGCCCAGCACCGACTTGTAGATCGACTCGATCGCGTTACCCTGGCCACCAGTCGGAACCGGCTGGCCAGCAGCGATCAGGAGCGCGCTGAGGTTGTTCACCGCATCGCGCACCGTCAGCACCGCACCCTGGACATCGATCAGCCCGGCAACCTGGGCCCTCAACGCTTCCAGGCTGGCCTGGCCGACATCGACCTGCATCTCGGCCCACTTCGCGGCCTCTTCGGTCGCGGCCTGGGCAAAGGCAAAGTCCTGCTGGTACTGCGCGCCCGATGCGTTGACCAGCTGCGACGCTTCCAGGAAGGCCCTGTAGGCATCCGCATACCGGCCCTGGGCAGCCTCATCACCACCGCGTGCAGCTGCCACCGTGCGCTCGTACTGAGCGCGCGCTTCCTGATACTTCTGCATCGGGGTGAGCGGCGACAGGTTGCCCAGCAGCGTGCTGTCGCGCAGGCCGCGCAACGTCTTGGCGAAGTTCGCCACCCGATCGGTCGTGGCCTTGATGGCGTCGGACTCGGACTGGTAGGCGCTCGTCAGGGCGGTGCGGGCGCCGGTGAGGGCTTCGGCTGCCTTGACCTGGTCGAACAGCGCACGGTTGCTCTCGTCGAGCGCGGCGCGCTGCTTCTCCTGCAGCTGGGCTGGCGACAGCGTCAGCTCGTCCAGGCGGTCCTGCAGGCTGGTCCTTTCGGCCAGCACGGCCGCAGCCTTCTGCGCGATCTGCACCTGGTCGAAGAGAGCGCGGTTGCTTTCGTCCAGGGCGTTGCGTTGCTTTTCCAGCAGCTGAGTCGAGGTCAGCGTGAGCGAATCCAGCTGCTCCTGCACCGACTTGCGCTCTTCCAGCACCGCCTGGGCGCGGGTGGCCGCCTGCACCTGGTCAAACAGCGACCGGTTGCTTGCGTCGAGCGCCGCGCGCTGCTTGTCCAGCAGTGCGACCGAGCTGAGCGTGAGGGCGTCGAGCTGATCCTGCAGCTCGATCCGCTCATCGGCCACAGCCTGGGCGCGCGCCGCAGCCTCATCCAGCGCTGCCACTTCCGCCCGCAGTGCCGCCAGGCGGTCATAGAGGGCGACGGTCGAAGCGTCCATGCCCTGGATTTCCGCAGCGCGGCGGTCGTCCGGCGACATGCGGCCGCGCAGGATCTCGTCTATCTGATCCTGGTAGCCCTTGTTCACCTCGGCCAGCCGGGCGGCAGCGTTGTCGGCCGACTCCGCGACAGCCTCGATCACCGGGTACACCTGGGCGAAGGCGGCCTGCAGCTGCATCAGGGCGCCGTATTGCTTGGCGCCGGCCTCGGTGGTCAGGTCCAGACCCAGCACGACGGACTTGAACTCGTCGCGGGTGTCCACGCTGGCCAGGCCCATCGCGGCCAGCTGCTCAGTCACATACTTCTGCACCGGCGCCAGGCGCTCGGCTTCGGTGAGGAAGTTCTGCGCGAAGCCTTCCGCGTTGACGGCAAACGCCTCCAGCCCGCCCGACGCCTCGATGAGCCGCTCGCGCGCGCCCAGCGAGGACACGCCGACAGCGCCCATCGTCATGCCGATCGACTGCAGCACCGCGTCGATGGTGGTGTAGTCGGCCGCCAGGCGCTGCAGCGTGGACGCGGCGCTTTCGCCCTTCTGCTGGAATTGCGCCAGGCTCGGCACCAGGTCCTTGGCCATGGTGTCGGCCAGGCCTTCGAAGTAGGCCGCCAGGTTCTTCTGCGTTTCCTCCTCGGTCTTGCCGATCGCCACGTTGATGGCGTCGGTGCGGGTTGCGATGCTGGATGCGTCAGCGCCCAAAGCCTCGGCCAATGCCTTGGTCGTGGCGCGCAGGTCCGCGTAGGTGTCGGACAGGAACTCGTACACCTCGGTAGTGACCGGGGTGTATGCGGTGCCTTCCTTGTCGCTGCGGAACACGCCACCCTTTGCTTCCCAGTGGTCACGCTGCGCACCCTGGAATCCAGTCGCCGCGGTGAGGTTCCCCCACAGGTCGCTCGACTTCACCTCCGGATTCTTGCGGCCGAAGAGTGCTGTCACCACGCTCGCACCGGAGAACATGTTGGCCCACTGAGCGTTCATGCCCAGCGCCTGGAAGATCTTGTTGTTATGCATAGCGCCCGGGATAAGCGGATTCGTCAGGGCGGTATTCGTGCTGCCGTTGTTCGGGTCGTACCCTTTCTTATAGAGCGCATCTGCAGCAGCCATGCCGGCCGCGATCCAGCCACCGACCGACAGTGCCGATGCAAAGCCCGACCCGGCGCCGGCAGCGGAGCCGCTGATCCCGCTGCCGATGCCACCGGCACTGAACCCCTGCATGCCTTGGCCGAAGCTGAACATCGCGTTCGAACCCAGTGCGTTCCCGATGTAGGAGACGCCTTGGCCGAGAAAAGCCGATAGCCCGGTCTGAAAACCGCCGAAGATCGACTTGCCGACGCTGAACAGATTCGACGCAGTGCCGAAGATGCTGCCGCCAGACCCGATCGACGAGAACATCTGCGCGAGGGAGGTGCCGCTGCTGGAGGTGCTCAGATTGATGATCCACTTCTTCACCGTCATCTGGTACAGCAGCTCGTACAGCCCGTTCTTGAGCGTGTCCTTCAGGCGGTCGAAGGCCGACTTGCCGCTATCGAAGATGCTGATGAAGGTGTCATGCGCGGTGCGCTCGATGTCGCCCCACAGTTGCCTCTGGTCCTCCGCAATCTGGTCCGCTGCCTTCTTGCTGGCGACGAGCGCTTCCTTCTTCGCGACCAGGCCCGCAATGCGCTCCAGCTCCTCGGCCTGCTTGACCAGCTCGGCGCGGTACTCTTCGCTGATCGCAAGCGATGACGCAGTGGCGCGCACCTTGGCCGCCTCGGCATAGACAGCAGCCTCAGCGCTGCGGCCGTACAGTTCGATCTCCAGTTCAAGGCCGCGCGCGCGATCCTGCAGCTGCAGCAGGCTTTCGGCGTCTTGGCCGATTGCACCCTCAACCAGCTTCGCGCGGTCCTCCATCGACTTCTTCTGATCGTCCATCCACTTCTTCGCAGCAGGCTGCTTGGCGATCAGCTCAGTCACCAGCTCCACATAGCGAGCCTCGCTAACGTTGCCTTTGTCGCGAATTCTAACCAAGGTGTTCAGGTCGTTCATATACGACCCGGTCACGCCTGACATTTCACCGAGAAGCTTCGTCTCTTCAGCGAGAAGCTTTGCCTCTTCCTGGCGCGCCTTCGCCGCCTTCTCGGCCTGCTTCGCTGCCTCCGCAGCGGTCAGCGCGAGTGCCCTGGAGTGCTGCCGAATGTCGACCATGGAATCAACCATCTCGTCCGAGCCACCCGCCCAGGTCTTCGAGATTGTGTCTGCCGTTTTGGCCCAGCCACTCCCGATATCATTGGCGGTGTCCAACAGGACTCCCTTGGCCGAGACCGAAGCGCGCTTGACGACTTCAAACGCCCCGGCGACATCGCCTTTCATCAATAACTTCAGGCCTTCGATCGACCCCATCAAATTGGTCGTCATGATCGCAGCAAAGCCGGCAATCGCCTTGCCCGCGGTCGAGAAGACCTCGACGATGCCAACGGCTGAGGTATAGAGGATTTTTAGGCTCGCGCTCAAAAAGTCAGCGGTCTTCCTGAGTCCATCGCCAGTGGTCATCGAGGTGAGGAATTGACCTGCAAGGTTGCTCAGGGTTGGCAGCAGCTGGGCTGCGATTCCGCGTGCTACCCCTTCCCCGCCAAGCTTGATCAGGTCGAGCGTGTCGTTGAAGTCGCCTGCTTTCGCTACAGCATCCTTGCTCAGCGAAAGACCGAGTTTGCGCGCCATCTCATCCATCTCGCGCAGCCCTTCGGAACCACCGTTGAGCAAAGGGATCATCGCGGCGCCGGACTTACCGAAGGCTTCTTGCGCTAGCGCCGCTTTTTGAACGCCGTCTTCCATGCCGGCGAATTCATCCGCCAGCTCATACAGCATCGCTTTGTTTGTCTTGAGCGCACCACTGGCATCCTTGGTTTTCACGCCCAACTTCTCGAAGGCATCGTTCCCATCGGCGATCTGCTTGGACAACTTCGACATGCTCGATTCCAGATCGGCAGCTTCCATGCCGCCCTTCTGAAACGCGAGTTCAAGCCCGGCCAGATCCTCAACCGCGATGCCTGTCTTCTGAGCGAGGTCATCAGCGGCATCGGTGGCATCGATTGCGCTCTTGATCCAACCTGCAAAGGCTCCAACGGCTCCGAGCGCAGCCAAGGCCCCAAGCGCAGCACCGACGGTCCCGCGAAGTGCGCCCAATGCCCCTTCGACAGAATTGATTTGGCTCCACAGACCTTGGAGCGACGTGTCGTTCATGCCGCGAAGCGCATCCCCAACCGTGTCAATCTGACGGCGGCTCTGTTCGGCGCCGTCGACTCCTATGGTGATTGTTGCCTGCGTCATAGATGCAATCCGGATTTTAAGTTTCGTTTGCCCAGGCCTGGAGGCTCGCTCGCTCCATTACCTGAATTTGTTCGAACATGGCAGACCGCGCACTTCCTCGGATGCCGCGCATGCGCATGCACGCTTCAATACCCGAGTAGTTGAGGCCGACAGGGCCTCTCATGCCGACGTTCCACTGGGTTTGCAGAGTGAGCCAGAACGAGAAGGACTCCTCGTTCTCCGGCCAGAGCCAATATTCATCGTCCTCAACAGCCAGCTGGGCCTCAGCGACAAGACCGAATGCCGCAAGGGCGTCGCTGATCTGCTCTTCAGATTTGACCTGCTCACGTTCGAACAGTAGGTGGCCACGCGCCAGGAGGCGCGCAGCCTCACCTAGTTTTTTGCAACAGCCCCGACTTGCTTGATATAGGACTGGAAGACAAGCACTGGCATACCAGCCTGGCTCAGCAGCGCATCAAGGCCTTCCTCGCTGTATGCCAGTGGCGCTCCATCCTCGCCCAGCACGCGCGACCAGCCTTCGGCGACGCTGCGGACGAAGTCCTGCGTGGTGCCGTCTTTGTCACGGATGACAGCTTCGATCTCGTCCTGCGTGAGACGTTTGCAGTGCAGGACAAAGTCAAAGTTAATTGGCTTGCCGTTTTCATCCGGCAGATTGCCCTTGATTTGAACGGCAATCTTGTTCAGCGTTTTCAGTACAAATGCCATGGTTGGCGGTCCTTTTCGATGGGTAAGTCGATCACTGGGTGACGATCCGCCACTCGTCGTTGCCGTTGACCGGAACCAGGCGCAGGTCGAAGCCGATCAGGCGCTTGCCGTTCAGCTCGCTCTTGCGGGGGTTGGTCAGCTGCACCGCCGGAGCGAAGACGATGATCTTGTTGCCGGCTGCGGTGCCGATGGTCAGGCCCAGGCTCTGGGTCGTGTTGGCCTTGACGGTTTCCATCAGGGCCACTTCCTGGGCTGCGGTCAGCTCCAGTTCCAGGGTCGCGCTCGAGTCGCGGTCGGTGACATCGACGGTCTCGGTGCTGAGCATTGCCGTGAAGTTGACGACGTTGCCGAAGTTCAGCTCAAGGCCGGTGCTGTTGTAGACGGTGCCGCCAGTCAGTGCGCCTGCGGCATACGTGCAGCCGAGCGTGACGTCGACCACGTTGGCCTTGGTCATCGCCACCGGCTTCTTCCACGGCGTGTAGGTCGGGGTGGCGTTCGGCACCGCGGTAACGCCGCCGTCCAGGCCCGTCCACTCGAAACGAAGCACGGGGCGATCGCCCACCTTGGCAGACAGCGTGCAGTTGCCCATGGAGGCCAAGACCTTATGCACAACGCCGTCGTCGTAGTAGTACTGGGTCAGCGACTTCAGGGCGGCCGAGACCGGAGAGTATTCGACACGTGCCGGCGTGGCCAGCACGCCTTCGGCAGCCGCGCAGCCCAGCAGCAGCTGGCCCCAGGCGGGCGCGGTGCCAGCCGTGCCCGAGCCAGCCAGCTCGACCGTGTAGCTGATCTTCACGCTGGCAGGACCCACCAGCTGCTCGCTGCCACCGAAGGAGCCGCGGATCAGACCGCGGTCGATGGCTTGCGCTTCGAGCGGGGTGATGCTGACGTCCGACACCAGCACGGCGTTTTCGGCACCGGTCGGTGCTGCGTCCACGCCAACGGTCGTTTCGACCTTGGCGGTGACGACGGTATTCTTGATGCTGCGTCCCATTTCTTACTCCTGGTCTGGGGCCGATGGTGCGGCCTGGTCGTTGCCTGCCGCAGCAGGGGCTGCGTCGGGTGCTGGGTCGTTCGAGACCCATGCCCAGCGCTCTTCGTTGAAAGTCCACGAGCCGCCGCCGGGAATCGGTGGGATGGCGCGCTCGTGCGATACCTCAGGTTTTTTCATGTCAGCTCAAAATTGAGTTTTCGGTTCGGTGCTGGGCTATGTAGGTGAGGCGGACCCACCCCGTCTTTTTGCCTTCGCTGGTGTTCTCCGCCTCTACGCCGGCAATGACCAGGTCGTCCACCATGCCGCCGAGCGTCGGGTCCTGGGCCAGGCGTTCGTACACACGCTGCAGCAGGGGATCGACAGCGACGTCGCCGGTCTCCGTGACGCTGCGTGCGAAGCAATCGACGGTGATGCGGGTCTCCCAGTCGATAGGCGCGCCGTTGATCGAGCCGTGCCGAGGCAGGCCCTGCTCCCACTGAACACTGATCGTCTCGTTCGCCTGGTCGGGCATTTCGACGGTGCGCGCCCGGTAGATCGCCTTGGTAGGGCAGACCGGCGGCTGCATGGCCAGCGCGGCAATCACCGCGCTGACGACCTTGGAGAACGCCGTGCTCACTGCACGCACTCCACGGTCAGCAGCGTCAGGCCGGTGCCGTCTGGAGCGGCGGCGAGGATTGCGTAAGGCACGCCTGCGATGTGAATCAGCTGGTCGACCGGCTCGTCCATCACCGCGCTCGAGGCGACGGTGACGGTCGGGCTGGTGTCAGCCGACCCATGACCGAGGTTCGCCACGCTCGAAGGCCGGCGGAAAATGCCTGGCACCAGTTCGCCCGCGATCTCCACCCGGACATTGGCCAGGTGGTTCAGCACGGACGCATTGACGGCAACTTCGAGGTTGGCGAAGAACATGACGGCCCAGGCTTAGCGAATGACGCCGTCGAGCAGCACGGTGGCCGTGGTGTCGCCGTTCGCCTTGGCCGCGGTCAGGCAGCCGACCAAGGTGTTACTGCCCACCGTGGTGGTGATGCGTTTGGCGGTGTTGTCCCAGTACACCTTGGCGCCGACGGCGCCGGTGTCGGCGGTGACGGCTGCCAGGGTGTAGACGCCCTGGCGGTCGATCTCGACCGGCGCGCCGTTGGCAGCGTCGTTCGAGGCGACACCGACCAGGGCGCCGACCTGCAGGGCCTGGCCGCTGGTTACTGCGTAGGGGGCGATGACCGAGATCACCTTGCCCGCCTGGATCTTGTTTTTCATGTCGTGTGCTTTCTATCGTTCGTTGGACGGATGGCCTACCGGGGCGCTTACGCGCCGGCGCCCTTGTACAGGCCGCGGTGGTCGACGGCTTTGGCGGCGAAGTCCAGGCGGCACTTCCAGGTGACGCCGTCGATCTCGAAGCCGTTCTGGCTGTCGATAACCGGCCCTTCGGCGCCGTCCAGGTAGCAGTACTCGACGGTGTCGACCTGGCTGTTGTTGCTGGCGAGGTACCATTCCTTGTCGCTGATGCCGTCCAGGATCGGTTCGATGATCGGCTCGACGGCGGTGCGGCCGCCGCTGCGGAATTCGTTCACATCGCTCTGCTTGGCCGGCACGTAGTTCGAACTGGTCAGCTGGTAGGCGTCCTGCTCCAGCGAAGCCGGGACGATCAGGAAGTTCGGCGACAGGTTCAGCTCTTCGTTCTGCAGGCCTTTCTGGAGGCGCATTGCGGTGCGGCCAGCCTTCAGCGCCGACAGCTGCAGCGCCGAACCGGCGCCAGTGCCGAGGTTCCTGTGGTCAGTGTGGAACAGTGCGGTGCCGTCGCCCATGGTCGGGTTGCCGGTCAGCTGGCTGTACACCAGGCGGTTCTCCAGGCGGCTGGAGCTGGCACCGAACGCCGTCACCAGGCGCTCGAACGCACGCAGGTCGTCGTTCACGATGGCCTGGCGGGTCAGCGAAACCATGCGGCCGAAGGTGACCAGGGCATACGACACGCCGGCGTCCTTCATCGTGCCGTACTTGAATTCGCCGTGTTCGTTGGTCTGCAGCAGCTCCGGCGCACCCGACAGCTGCACCAGGTTGATGTTCTTGAAGTCCGGCGCGTTCGGCGCGCGGCGCGCCCACTGGGTGTAGGTGCCGGCGTTTTCGTCGTATGCGGCACGCAGGCGCTTGCCAGCGACGTTGGCAAATAGGGCGGCGAAGTCGCTGGTGCCGTGCATGCCCGAGCGGTAGTGGAGCATCTGCTGCGCGAGGCTCATACGGTCCATGCCGCGCGTGTTGACGCCACGGGCTTCCAGGAACTCGCGGCCGATCTCGAGCAGGCTCATGCCACGGAACTGGCGACCGTTGTCGGTCAGCTTGGTGCCGGCGTGGATGCGGTGCATGACCGCTTCTTCGATGCCAGCCACGCGGGTCTGGTGTTCGTCCGAGACGGTCTCGATGCGCACGTTGCGGTGGCCACCGCCAGCGGCGTCGCCGCGCGCCAGTTCTTCCAGCACCGCGCTGCGGGCCTGGTCGATGGAGTTGCCGCTGCGGATCAGGCCGGCAGCGAGGGCGCTCACATTGTGGCGAGCGCACAGCTCGGTGATATCGGCAGCGCGGGCGGCCGCTTCCTGGGCAGCGCGGGCAGCAGCGTCATCGGCGGCCGGCGCGGCGGCAGGGGCTGGTGCAGCTGCGGCAGGAGCCGGGCTTGCAGCCGAACGAGTGGCTTCGACAGGCGCAGGGTTCTGGGCGCCCGACTGGGTAGCAGTGGTCATATTGTCTTCCTGGTTGGTTAGAGCGGAATGGGCGGGCGCCCGGGTGATGAACTCGCACGGCACACCGTTGGTCGGCTGGCTGCGCGTGCTTGCGTCAGCGTCAGCCGGAACGGTGACAAAACTGATTTCGAAGGGTTGCCAGGACACGGCGCGGTACAGCGGCACGGTGCCACCATCGGCGCGGTCATTGGTACGGGTGATCTCGTACTTGCTAACGTTGTAGCCGACGCTGATCGCGCGGATGATGCCGGACTTGATATCGGCAACGATGTCGGCAATGTCGGCCCGCTTCGACAGGCGCAGCGTAGCGCGGCCTTCGCCGTTCTCGATGCTGCCGTGAATGGCCACGCCCAGGATCGAGCCGATGCCGCCGTGGGTGCGGTGGTTGTCGAAAACCTGGACCGTGCCAGCTGCGAAGCGCGACATGTCAACCGCTTCCGGCGTGACGGCCAGTTCTTCTTCGTAGCTGGTCTCGGTCCACCAGTCGTAGCGGCGCACGCGGGCGCCAGTGGTCCAGACCACTTCGACAGTGTTGTCTTCGTCGTTGAAGGTCGCCGGGACCAGCTCAGCCGAGCGGCTGAGCATTGGCATGTTCCGTGGATCGGTCGCGGTCCGGGTCTGGGCTGGGGCAGAGGTGGGCGTCGTCATGGATCCCATTCTGCTTATTGCACTGTCTCAATTCTCGGAAAAGTGAGACAGTTTTTACATGCCTACTTTTCGTGGCTTTCGGTGCGGTAGAAACCGTCCTTCAAAACCAGTTTCTTGGCTGGGTACCCCGGCACCTGGTCGCTTCGTGCGACAGGGCTTTCAGCTTCTGGCGCGGCTTCCTGGAACGCCTCGGCCAGCAGCTGCTGCACCGCCGGGAGATCGTGTACGTTGATCATCAGTTGTCCACCCGATTGAAGTGCATCGTGCGGTCGAAGCGCTCACCGTTCGCACAGGTCACGCGACAGGTCCAGAAGTTCGCAGCGCCCTCCTCCACGTCCAGCCCGCCGAGCTTGATCACGACGAAGCTGTCCTGGGCGTCGGGTTCGGTAAGCTTCTCGACACCCTCGACGATCGCCTCGACCGACACAATCGTGGTAGCACGATCCGTCAGTTCCTTTGTCAGATTGGCCACGTAGAAGCTTTGCTCGTCCGGGTCCTTGTCGACCCACCATTTGCCGTCCTTGAAATACGGCTCTGGGGCATTCGTCATGTTCTCTCCTTTAAGTTGTCCTGCCCACGGCAGATCAAATGCCACCATGCGCGTGCCGCCACCGAAGGTCACGACGCGCGATCCCCCCCCAAACACCACTACCCGTGGCGCCGGCACTGCAGCAGCGTCGAGCACGCTGCCGTCGTTGAACACCGAATAGCTAAAAGTGAAGTCATTCGAAACGAGCGTCAGCAAGGACTCCACCGCATACGAGATCGGGTAGTCCGCCGCGACCAGGGCTACGTTCGGCTCGATCGCATAGGCGAGCTGGTAGTCGCTTGACACATGGCTAATGACCGTTGCCGCCAGAGTCGTCTCGGCCGTCAGCGGCAGCACGGTCGCACCGTTGTCGAAGACTGGCGTCCCAACCGCCGGCGCGCCGCCGGCCAGGTACTGGACCGTCAGCGGCGCAACAATGGCGCGGTCGGCGGTCATCGTGATCGTGGTCGCATTGGCGCGCACGACAGGCGACAGAGTCAGAGTGCCCGAGGCGTCGCTGGCCGTGAAGCCGGTAATGCCGGACGCCGGCGTGAAGTCGCTGCCGCCGCGGTGCGTGAGCGCCGCCGTGATCGCGCTACCTTGGGCGTTAATAGCCGCAATCTTCGGGCCGCGGTGGTACACGCCGTCACCGTAGAGCTTCCGACCCAACACATAAGCGGCGCGCGTCGCGCTCGCAGGGAAGCCTGCGCCGGCTGACGACAGGTGGATGTTGTCACCGCTCAGCAGCAGGTCTAGAGTCTGGACGTGGCAGACATTTTCATCGTCGCCCAAGTCGCTCTCTGCCATGCGCACGTGATTTGCCTGAATCGCCAGCGTGGCGGCGCCCACCGATTGGTTGATCCTGCGGTTCATGCCCGAGAGCAGGACAGGCAAATTCGGCTGGCCGGTCAAGGCGCGCAGGTTGGCGATGAGCTGCCGCAGGTTCGCCAGGTGCGCAGCGCGCGACGCGACCGTGGACGTGGCTGCATCGTTAGACCCGACTGTGAGGTACGCCGCTTCCAGCTTCCCGCCCACGGCTGCCACGCCTGCGGCAAGCGCGGTCCACTGCGGGCCGCTGGTGTTGAGCCAATCCGCCAGCAGCGTGCCGCCCACGCCGTAGTCCATCATGCAGACCGGCGCGCCTGATTGGGCGGCCAGGCTGTTGGCATACTGGATCGCGCAGCCATCGGTGCCGAACTTGGCAAACGAGCCTTTGTACTTACGCACGTTGGCGGCCGGGGTGAAGCCGGTTCCGGACTCGCTGGTATACATGCGCGCGGCGCTACTGGAGCCGAAGCTCAGGTGGAATCCGCCCACCAGGAACAGATTCGACTTGACGGACGATACTGCGCCATCATTCCTTCGGTATGCGATCCGGTATGGGCCGCCACGCGGAATCGAGGCCGACCCCGACCAGGTGCCGCCACCGATGGTCGCGCCCGGGATCGCCGTCCAGGCGCGCAGAACGGTAACGCCATCCTCCGCGTAAAGCTGGTGTTCGATGCTTGTTGGCGGGCTGCCGCCGTAGGTTCCAGACAGGGCCAC